CACTATGGTGGTTCCTTTAGGCGCTTTGGGCTAGGCTTTAGCATTGAGCGCTATTCCATAAACCTAGACCTATTCTGGGTCTGGATTATGATTGAGCGATGATTAGCCTAGAAATAGCCCGAAAGGATATACTTGTTATATGACAATTTGCAAGCATATTTTTGAAAAAGACCTAGATGGTAGGGTCAGTTGCATAAAATGTAAAATATCACTTGAAGAAACACAGGTGTCCTTTGAATAGTTACGAAATCCCTGATCCATTTGCTACCTTTGTAGCCAAAAAGTATTCTAGCGCTAAGGGTCTTGTGTATGACTTCTTTGCCAGAGAGTGGAGTGGTCAGTGTAATTCTTGCGGGGAAGAGCTTTACGCTCCCACCAAAAAGGAGTATACTAATAATAGACTTTATCACTCAAGAAATATTTGCTGCGGAGGTTATTAATATGTGCAATTGTAGAGTATGTGAGCTAACTTTTCTATACCCAGAACAAGTTGATAGGGTTATTGCAAAGGTGTTTGAGCATATGATGGAAGATAAAAATGCCTAAAGTCCTGTGCTTTAATTATTGATATCATGACAAATAAATTAAAAAACTTTGGCCCAATATATGTTATTAACCTAGAAAAAAGAAAAGATAGAAAATATTCTATGCTTAAATCTTTTGATGATTTTAACGTGTCAAACTATAATTTTATTGATGCCGTTGATGCAGAAAAAGAAGATTTATATAGTTATTTGCATCAAAAAAATCTTGAAAAAACAAAATATGTTGAGCTTGCATGCACACTGTCACACTTTAAAGCAATAAGATTTTGGTTAGAAAATAGTGATTCAAAATATGCTCTTATAATGGAAGACGACCTATCCTTTGAAACAGTGCAATATTGGGATTTTTCATGGGAAGATTTTATGAAATCAATTGATTTTAAGTATGGCATAATTCAACTACAAATAGGTGCGATGAAAGTTATTGATAAGAAAATGCATGTTAGAGAATATTGGGATCAATGTACTGGTCTTTACTTAATTCATAGAGACCATGCTAAGTATTTAATTAATAAATATTTTATTGACAATAAATATGATCTACCTGACTTTGCTGTAGCAGATTATTTTTTATATGATCACCCAGACACCTACGCAGTTCCTTTATTTGTAGTAAATGAATTATCATATAAATCAGATATAAATCCAGAGCTAACATTTTTTCAAAAGAATTCTAGGAATCAAATACTAGATTATTGGAAAAATAAAAAAAAATAAACTATTGACAATCATTATACAAAATGAGATAATGGTTATTATTTATCTTGAGTGGCTTAGTATTAATGATATAGAGTGGGATTGACAAGCAGTCATAGTTCATGTACAATATATATAAAAGAATGGAGAAGTAAAAATGGCAATGGATCAAAATGATTTAGAAACTTTACTGGAAATTATCAAGAACCGTGGAGTAGAAGTTATTGCTGCAAATGGCATTACAGAAGAAAGTGATCAGTTTAAATACCTTTGGATTAAGGGTATTTATGATGACATTATTGAATATATAAAGACTCAATACTAATTAAATGAGTACATGTGCAATTTGTCGTAGACATACAGACTATCCAACTATTTGGCAAGGTGCTAAGCTTTGTGATGACTGTGTGCCTAAAGAACGAAGAGCATTTGTGTATGATGTAGTTAGTCAAGATGTAACGCTTAAGGTTGTTACAAGAAGTCCAGGAAAGTGGATGTTAATAGACAGAGAAACTGGTCAAACCTATCAGGGTAGTGCTAATGGTTACTGGGATAGGCTTGATCCAGTTGTTAAAAAAGATAATCCAAATGGAGAATAAAAATATTTGTGATAAGTGCTTTATGTCAAAAGAGTCTGATTACTTTTGGGAAGCACATCAAACTATGCAAGATGGAAGGGTGTGGTGTGTAAATGCCAAAAGAGCCTAGAATAATGAAGATGGACTGGAAGCCTTTGGGTTATTGGCCATCATATCAAGATGGAAAACTACAGTGGGTGCCACAAGAGGAGAAAAATGATTAATGCTTTATTTTTAATACCAACCTTTATAATGGGTTATGTAGCATGCTATATTGCAATGACATATAAGGTAGATAAATGACTTATTTAATTCCATCTATTGTATTCATTGCCCTTGGAATTTGGGTATTTAGATTAAAATAAAATCTAACTATCGGGTATAATGTTTATATGACAACCACAAATCAACCATTTCATCTTATTGAAGGCTTTTTAGATCCAGAATATTGTAAAACTTTGGCAGACTATTTCATAAAAAATATGGAAGAAGACCGAAGAGAACACTACGGTACTTTTGGAATTGATGGCAATGAATATTTTTTTGCTGAGAATAGACCAAAGCCAAAAGAGTATGATCCAGAAATGAAGCTTTACGATGCAATTCATTTTGCCTATAACTTTTTTAAAGAAAATTATGAAATAGTTGGAGACTTTGAGTTAAACAGATCACATGCAAACTTCATGTTCCCTGAAGCAGAGTTGCACTCTCATCACGATGATAGGGCTGGTTCTACACCTATTGAAGAAATTGGAAGTAGAACATATGTCTGTGGTATATTTTTAACAGATGATTATGAAGGTGGCGAAATAACATTTGATGACTATGAAATTGCTTTAAAGCCAAAGCCTGGAAGCTTGTTAATGTTTCCTGGTTTTAGTTCAAGGCATGGAGTTAACAAAGTAACCTCTGGTCTTAGACTCAATATATTGATAGACTTTTTTGACATCATTGATAGAAACAAAATTAACCCCGACTATTTAATTGATTAATTGTTTGCAAATATTTGTTCTTTCTGATATACTAAACATATGTGGTCATGGGTATTAGCAGTAATAGGTGTTACAGGTATTTTCTTTGTTGGAAGAAAAACTATCTGGGGTTGGTTTGTACTTTTATTTAATGAAGTATTATGGATTGCTTATGCACTAATAACAGATCAGTATGGATTTATTTTTTCAGCATTAGCGTATGCAGTAGTATATATTAAATCATATTTACATTGGAGAAGAGATGGCTGATTGGACAGACGAACTAACAGAAGAACAAAGAGGCAATATTATGGATCTTGTTGTTACTACTGTTAAAGAGATTAGAAATCAATTAGATCAGGATATTTTATTTACCCAGCAAATTTGGGAACGCAAAGGTTTCTTGAAAAGTCGCAGAACACGCAAAGCTTTTGAAGCATGTCGTGCAATTGTTCAAGGAAAGAATGAGATATTTGAGGGCAGTAGTTCAGTCGGTTAGAGCACCACTCTTATAAGGTGGTTGTCGTTGGTTCAAGTCCAACCTGCCCTACCAAACGCCAGTAGCTTAGTCGGTCAAAGCCCCGAACTCATAATTCGGTAATCGTAGGTTCAAGTCCTACCTGGCGTACTAATATAAGTCCTTATAGCTCAGTTGGTAGAGCGCCGAACTGTTAATTCGGATGTCGCAGGATCGTGCCCTGCCAGACCAGCAAAGCCTTTGTAGCTCAGGGGATAGAGCGACGGACTTCTAATCCGCAGGTCGCAGGTTCAATTCCTGCCAAGGGCACAATGCTGCTATAATAGAATGAAACTAAAAGGGGTAATTGATTGGCTAAGATTGTATTTCTAGGAAACTTTGAGGTTTCTTATAGTAGTGAGAATCATCATGTTAATAGTCTTGAGTCTCTTGGACATACCGTTGTAAAATTGCAAGAAAAGAAAGCAAAGAGCCACGTAATTCTTGACCAAGCGCTTAACTCAGACCTATTTATCTGGGTGCATACCCATGGCTGGGAAACAACTGGAAGAATCTCTATGGATAATGTCTTGCTTCAACTAAAGCAGGCAGGAGTACAGACAATTACCTACCACCTTGACCTATGGTTTGGTCTTGATCGGCAGAAAGATCTTGACAACGATAACTTTTACAAGACAATTGGACACTTCTTTACTGTAGATAAATTGATGGCAGACTGGTTTAATGATAACACACAGGTAAAAGGACACTTCATCCCTGCTGGAGTTTATGATAAAGAATGTTATATTCATGAAGCATATAACCCAGATAAATTTAAGTATGATGTTATTTTTGTTGGTAGCAAAAGATATCAC